GTATTTTTATTTCATATATACTACAAAAAATCGTATTATTTATTTGTGTACTACGAATTTTTATAGTATCTTTGCAATGTCTTAATAAAACAACAAACAATATGAAAAAGAAAGAACTGACAATCAAGGTGACAGAAGAAGAGTTTGAGCTCCTGGAAGCAATCAGAAACTACAACAGGTCTTATCCCGATGGATATCCTCAACTGATATGGTTTGCGCAAGAGCTGTTTGACAATATGCTTCGACAACCTTACGAGTAACAGAAACGGCAAAGCGCCTCTCCCCTTAAACGGGGCGAGGTTTAACTAAATACAGAAAAGATTATGGAGACGGTAGTATTGGAGAAGTCGGGCGTGATAACCGACATGAAGAGCAGGGTGAAGGACGTTATGATGGCAATATCGTGGAGAGATTTTGCCAATACCTACTTCCACAAGTCGTCGTCGTGGTTCTACCACAAGATGGACGGTATCGATGGCAACGGCGGCACTGGCGGCTTCAACGCCGAGGAGGCAGAGCTGATGCGTGGCGCACTGATAGACTTGAGCGAGCGCATACGCCGCGCTGCAGAAGAGATTTAGGCATGCTCGTTTGTTGGCATTATTAAGACAGAAACCGCCAGAGCCTACTGACGTGAAGCCCCGGGGATGAGTCTTGCGCTTGCTCCGGGGCTTTTCCTGTCAATAAATCGGTCTGCCTCTCCCTATATATAACAATGTCTCCGCCCCTCCATCCGCCCTTTCATGTATCAAATTTTAACACTAAATTTGATGGGAAAATTGTGGGAACGGAAAAATGTTCCTATATTTGCAGCGGAATACGAAACCAAAAAACAATCATCATGTGTACAATTACTCAAGAAACAATCAGGAAAGCCTGTGAGCGGACAATCGCCAACGGGAAGAAAAACACTGCCTGCCATTCGAGAAAGAGCAGCGACATTGACCTTTCCGTGAAGTTCAAGGGTGGCGAATACCATGGCCGCATCACTATGGACGAGATGCGCAAGGCATACGGACATGCATGGGAAAAAACCCTCAGCAGATAATGGCAAGGAAATACAATTATATATTCAGACAGCTCGTAAAGGACAAGAACGACATCTGCGGACATATAGCCTATTCTATATACAAATTCGACAAGGTGTCGTATCTGGACACGTTCAAGAAAGAAAACGGCCGTGAGCCTAACGAGGAAGAGATGAACACTTTCCACAACAGCTGCTGCACACCGGCGAGGATTGAAGAATACAAACACCACGCACAGTCTATACTGGGAATGTTCTCCAACGAGGTCCTGAGGGCTGCGGCAAATCAGATTGAAAACGACTACATCAGAAATCAGGATGCACACATGAAGCATGTGCTCGAGTCGGTACTGACGCCGACATGGAAACAATACCTCCATGGAATAGCCCAAAGCGTATTGGGAGCGTTTGTGCTTGCTTTCATACTATGGCTGTCCGTGTCGGTCGTTAACAGATATAGCATCGGCGGATTGCGCATAACGGTAGATAAAGAAGCGGTTGAAACAAACAAATAGCCACACCAGCCCCGGAAATCCTCCGGGGCTTTTCCTTGTCTTTATATATAATGTCTCCGCCCCTCCATCCGCCCTTCCCGTCAAAATTTTACACCAAAACCGCAACTTTTTCCCCATTTCCCTTGCCCCGTCCGATTCTTATGCGTATCTTTGCAGCGCTAAAAGAAATGATGGTAGTCCATTCCGACGGGCAGCGGTTATTGCTCAGCACTGATTGCGTGGGCTTTTTTTTATGCCCATAATCTTACATACATGGCGGTTGCCATTCCGTGAAATTTTGATTTGCTCTTCGGGGTAAGCCATCGTTTCTTTTAGCAGCGGGATGTGCAGCCGCCTTTCTGTATCTCCGGCCCGGCGGATCCGGGAATGCTAAAAGAAACGATGCAATATGCAACAGACATCAGCAATCCAGGCGCAGGAAGCTCAGCGCACGGGGGCGGAACTGGCTTTCGCCGACGTAAAGAGCACAGTAATCAACCATCTGGCGGCCATCAGCCGCTGGCTCGACCGCAAGTCGGAGTTCTATTCGCGCATAGCCGACTTCACGGTGACACGCCGCACCGTGCTGCGCGTCAACCTCATCACCGTATGCTTCTTCGTGGGCGTGGCGGCAGTGGAAGCCGCTCCCGTGGCGTCGCTCCTCTCAGCAGCATGCGCCGCATGGATGGTGCGCAGGCTCAACAAAACCGAAATGAAGAACGAAACAGCAGAGAAAGGAGGTGAAGTATGATGGAATACAAGCAATTCGTGGCATCCGTAATCGTACCGATCAACGACCGTCAGCACCAGGAAGACCTGATGCACATCGCGATAGAACAGAAGGCGAAGGAAGAATACCGCCGAGTGGAAGAAGCATTGAACGACGCATTCGAGCGTTACCGCAAGGACTGGCGCAAGCAAAAGCAGTCGAACACGGAGAAGCTTACTCAGTCCCTCAATGCCGAGCGCCTGCGCCACCATCACGTCAGAGCAACCCTCGACCTTGAGCGCCAGCGCGCTTATGCCGACCGCAAGGCGGAACTCATCCGCGAGGCTACGGAGAACAACACCGGTTCCTCCGAGCGCAGCTACATCGCCGGAATGCTCTCCGCCGGAATGTCGGCAGACATAGCAGAGAAACTTGAAGCAAAGAAAGGAGGCAGACTATGAACAACGAACCGAACAACCGCACCGCGACAACAGCGGAATACCAGTATGCACGTAAGGATATCGTGGAGCGTCTTGAAAAGGAGATAGCCCACGGCGACGTGGTCAACCTTATAGAACGTTGCGACGACATGCGCCGCACGCTGCTGCATCGTACTGAAGACGGCTCGCTCTTCGACCGCGAGCTGGAGGAATATAAGGATTTCTACACCTTCCTCGATGTCCTGCAGGAGGTGTGCACCTTCCTCGACTGGATAAACCAGTACGGACCGAAGTCACAATACTGCGAGGCGCGCAAGCTCCTCGTGGAAAAATTCGGAAAGGGGGCGGAGTCATGGCTAAAATAGGATTCGTAAACTATGGCGATAATAATGAGAAGAAGACGGAGAAAAAGAAAGAACCGTCAATGCTTCAGCAATTGATAGAACAGCGCTTTTCGCCAGAAGGAGATAAAGAGCAGCTTCTTCTGCTCACCACGGATGATATCCGTCGTTTTTTATGGCGCATCGTTCCTGTTGACGTCAATGAAATAAATAAGGTGTTAACAGTTCTTGGTTACCATACCATGCTTGTCGGAAATAGTCTTTGCTGGCGTCTGTTCAGCAAGGATAAAGACAGCCTATCATATTGATTTCAGTATTTCTTTTGTACCAATATACATTTTTTATCCTCGAGGCGTGCCGCTTGTGAAAGTAGCACGTCTTTTTTATGTCCCACGGTATTTATTGTTTGTTGCCTATTTTTGCAGAGTAATAAATGCCATTTTGTTAATATGTTGTTTGATAAGTTTTTGTATTCCTACGGCTATGACAGCGTGGGTGCTCTGGTCGAAAGCGTGTTTCCTACTACGAAATACGTAAGCGTCGGCCAGAGTGCGGCGTTGTCGTCCGTTCTCGGCTGCGTATGTTCCGTTCTCGGTGTGTGGCCGGTGCTTGCCGTGGCGATGATCCTCATCATGCTCCTGGAGCTGGTGTCCGGCATCTGCGCCGCCCGGAAGAGACATGAGCACTTCGAGAGTGCCAAGTTCTCACGTTTCCTGCTGAAGCTCTGTATCTGGTTTGTGCTCTTCATGAGCTGCCAGGTGTTCTCGTTCTTCGCATCCCATTATGACGCACATTCGCTGGCATGGCTTGTCGGGGCATGGTTCTTCGATGTGCTCACGGTCATACTGATGATAGCCTTCGTGGTGGAGAACGCCACGTCGATACTTGAGAATCTTGCCTGCATCGACAACCACGACAAGAGTTACTACATCGAGGCGGTGAAACACGCCGCATCTGCAGCATTCGACAAACTGATAGGTAAATAGATGGATAATCATAGTTACGTTTTTAGCTTTAAAGGTTGTTTCAGGAACATAGTGCTTGGTTTCACATTAGTGTTGCTCCTCGCTGCTGCGTTCTTTCTTGGAAGGTGTTCCGGTAAGAATCGCGGCGGCGGGGTTTTGAAGAAAGGCGCAGCCGTCAGTGTGAAGCCGGTAAAGACCGACACCGTATATGTTCCCCAACCGAAGGACACCGTGTATGTACCCATCCCCCAGGATGTGGATACGGCACGGATCATAGACGACTATTATCTGAAGAAAATATACCGTGACACCGTTCTTGTGGCAGTGGCGACGGGTGCAGGCAAGGACAGCGCCCGGGCGGTAATAACAGATACGGTATGGCAGAACGGGATAGCGGGCAGGCGGGTGAACTTCACATTCTATCCGAAAAGACTTGTGAGAGAGAATTCCGTGGGCCTGCTTTCCACGTTCGGCTACCGCAACCTGACCATCATGGCGGAATACCGCTACCGCATGATGAAGATGTACGCAGGATATAACATGATAGACCACGCACCGGTTGCCGGTGTGGGTTTTCAATTATTCAACTGGTAATGACGACAAACATCAACGATATTCCCTCCCTGTCGTTCGCTTCTTCTGTTGAATCAGTCATGATAGCGACGGATGCCGACATCAACGTGCACATAGTGCTCACCGCTGATGACGGCTCCGTCGTGTTCGACAATACGGCGAAGTATTCGCCCGTGAACGGCGCAGTGGAGGTGCAGGACATCGACGAACTTCTGAATTCCTCCGTGTTGGCCCTTGTGGATGCAAGCAGGATGACCACTCCAGGACCCAGAGGGACAGGTCTGCGCATGAATATTACGGCAGGCAGCTCCTCGGCATCATGCCGGCTGCTCTATATGTCGCGTCCCATGGACGGCATAGTGCCGCATTTCGCCACCCAGATCCGCAAGCGCAATGTATACCGAGGGCAACAGTTCCCCTTGTCGGTAGTCACTGCAGGGCAACAGCTGAAGGTGGTTGCCGGAGTGGCCTACAGGGATGGGGCAGCCATGAAATATGCGGAGAAGGAGCTGGCAGTGGATTCCTCCAGCGACTATTACACGATGGAGGCAGGAACGAACGGTATGTTCTCTTTGCTCAAAGCAATGCTTTCCGATGAGCGAAGTATCGCTTCTTACACGCTTACGCTATACTCGGCCGGAGGACAGCAGTTTGACAAGATAACCTGCACCGTGAAGGATGCCATGCCCAGACAAGCCACCCAGTTCGTATTCCTCAGTTTCTACGGAGTGCCGGAGACCTTCACCTTTGTAGGGCGTGATGAAGAAAAGCAGTCGCTTGACTCCGACTTCGGTTTTGCCGGCAGGGAATACGTGAGGCTCGACCCCTCGCTCGTGGAGGAGCATGAGGCAAACAGCGGATGGATTACCCTTGAGGAACGCGCCACGGTGTATGACCTCATGGAATCGCCCCTTGTGTACGTCGTCGACGGCGGAGAGCTGCACCGCGTGGCCATTACCGACGTGGACTCCTCGATAGAGCGCCCCACCAACGAGCCTGATGCCATCGCCCTCACATGGCGCTATGCCGATACGCGCTACATGCGCAGACCGGTTTCCAAGCCGGATACAGACAGCGGACATGTGTTCTCACGCCCGCCATTTGACAGAACCTTCAATTAGAGATTATGGAAAAGGAAGAAAAGAAATCAATGTATGCAAGCACCATGCTTGCAGATCTCGATATCCGTACCGACAGGTTCGGCCACCGTCGCATCTTCTCCGTCAAGATAATGACCCTTGACGGGAAGCTGCGCTTTGTTCCCCAGGCTTACGCCACGGGATGCAAGGGGATGAACATGAAGAAGCTGCGTTTCCGCGGCATACAGCCCTGCGACTGCAAGGGAAATCCCGAAATGCACGTCATCCCGGTTAAAATTACAAATATCATAGAATATAACGGACATTATATAGACTGGAGCAATGGATATCCTGTATAACAAAGAAGGTGCGCCGCTGATGATGAACTCCACGCTCTTCATCGCCGACACCATAACAGACAAGAAGACCCTGGATGACCGCCGTCGTGTGTTGTTCCCATACGACGATACGCAAAGAGGTTACATCTATGTGGGCGACGAGCGCGTGGTGGCGTGGGGCTGTGACAACAGGTTCCCGTGCGAGGCGGTGAAAACCGTAAGAGACACTACCGTATTGAACACCGGACTGCATTTCCTGCGCAACCTCACTTTGGGCCAGGGCATCTTCGCCTGCAGGGTGAAGGGATATGACGACAAGGGCGACGAGATCCTGGAGCCGATAGACGACCCGAAGGTGCAGGGCTTCGTATCCTCAAGACAGGTGCGCCGCTACATGGAGAAGGTGTTGAGAGACTATCTGAAGGTGGGATGCGGAGCCGTGCAGTTCGTACCTAACCTTGCCGGCAATGCCGTTGTGGGGTTCAATGCCCTGAATTGTCTGCAGTACCGATTTACGGAGCCTGACGGCAACGGCAACCAGAAGTGCGTGGTGAGCGGAACATGGGATATATCGCCCACCAGCTACGACATACTGCCGCTGCTCAATGACTATGACCCGAACTCACAGGCAGAGGTTCTGCGCTTCCTCGGCAAGCTGAATAAAGGGTTTGTATATGCCGTGCGCGACTCCTGGAGCAACGAGGACATCTACGGCGAGCCGATATGGTGGCCGGCATACGTTGCCGGATGGGTGGATATAGCCCACATGGTGCCAAGCTTCCTGAAGAAGGCATACAAGAACCAGACCACATGGAAATGGCATGTGCAGATACCATACAGCTACTGGGACAAGAAATTCCCCCTGTCGGCATACAAGTCGAGAGAGGAACGAAGCGCGGCAATCAACAAATATATGGACGAGATAGAGAAGAACCTGCTCGGTCCCGACAACGCCGAAAAACCGATATTCACCAACTATGCCGTGAACGAGATGAACGGCAGGGTGGAGGAGGAATGGAAAATCATGCCGCTCTCCAACAAGTACAACGCCGGACAGGAGAACCTCGTCACCTCGGCTGCGGCAAACTCGGAGATACTCTTCGCCCTCATGGTGAACCCCAACGTGCTCGGAGCCGGAATGCCGGGAGGAACGTATGCCGGAAACCAGGGCGGCAGCAACATACGCGAGGCGTTCCTCGTGAATATTGCCAATGCCTGGATAGACCGCCAGAATATCCTCGACCCGCTCTCGCTCTTCATCAAGCTAAACGGCTTGCCCGACTGTGAGCTGCGCTTCCGCAACACTATTCTTACCACTCTCGATACGGGAGCCGGTACAACTCATAAACTTTCGTAGCCTATGATATTCAGTAAAGAGAAATGGAACAACGGAAAAGAAATCTCCGCTTTCGTTCCGTCATCAGCATCGCTCTCGTTCCAGAAGATGGAATCCTCGCTCTCGGGCGCACAGCAGATGTATCTGCAACCCCTTGTGGAGAGCACGCTGATGAAGAGGATAGAAGGCATTTATGCCAACCAGGAAACAGCCGACGAGCATTCCCGATATCTGCTTTCGCTTGCCCAGCGCGCAGTGGCGAACCTCGCCTTCTGGCATGACTTCGATGCTCTCAATCTGCGCATCTCCGACCAGGGATTCCAACGGCAGGGCAGCGGAGACTGGCAGGGAGCATACAAATATCAGGAGGACCGCATGCGGGAGAATTTCAAGAGCCGCGGCTTCAATGCCCTCGATGCTCTTCTCGATTTCGTGGAAGGCAACATCAGCGAATATCCGGAATATAAGGATACGAAATGCTGGACAGACCGCAGTCAGGCAATCGTGAGAAGCCCGAAGGAAGTGGACCGCAGCGTCTGTATATACGGCTCGCACATCGTCTTCATGCGTCTGCAGGCAGAGTTCCGCACTGTGGAAGAATACCATCTGAAGCCGCTCCTCGGTGATGATCTTTATCGCGATATGAGGAAATGGCTTTCGGGAAGCGAGGATTTTCCAGAGGATGCAGGGTGTACCCTCGATACCTTCCGCCTTGTATGCGCCGATTATGTGGTGAGGATGGCAGTGGTAAGGCTGATGAAGCAGACAGGCTCGCTTACCGACCGCGGTCTTTACTTCATGCAGATGAGTGCCGGCAGCTACGACAACAAGAACGTGTCTCCTGCCTCCGACCGCCAGATAGGCGACCGCGTCGGCATGTATGAGATAGACGCCACCCGTTCTGCGGCATCATTGCAGACATTTATAAAGAATTTTATGGGGAAATATGTCGGGGATGAGACAACAAGCTACAATGTCCGCGACAATACCGGACACAACGCTTTCTTCGCTTTATGAAAAATCTGAAGGTGACATATAAAAGCAAGACCATTGAAGCCCAGCTGCCGGAGACATGGAACGAGATGACCATGGGGCAGTTCATGACAGCTGTGGAGATATGGAACGGAGGTGTGGACAAAGACAGGTTCCTCTGCCGCATGTTCTCACTGCCGAAGAATATTGTTCTGCTTATGGACGATTTTCTGAAGTTTACCCTGCTGGAGCAGACGGAGTGGATGCGCAGGCTCGACAAGCCATGCAGCAGGTTCTTTGTGGAGACCCTGCCAGGCTCGCATTACACGTCGCCAGGAATGCGCCTGCAGGGTGTGACGCTGGAGCAGTTCATGCTTGCCGACAACTATTTCCAGCGCTACGCCATAAAGCCGGAGGATGAAGAGCTGCTGTCTGTATTCATTGCGGCTCTTTATCATGCTCCCTTGGAAAAGGAGGACGGAATGGCGGAGAAAGTGGAGTTCTGTGGCAGACTCGACAAGACAATCCGCATTGCAATATTCTTCAACTTTATTCTGATAAGGAAATGGCTGTCCATGGCTTACCCGTTCCTCTTCCCGTCTGAAGAAGAGAGCGACGAAGCTGAAGAGGGCAGGAGAAATCCTAAGCCGACGGACTGGCTTGCTGTGTTTGATGCCTTCCTTGGTGATGATGTGGCTTTCATCGATCGCTACAAGAAGATGCTCGCCCTCGATGCTTTCCGGCTGATGAACCGCAGAATCAAGAACAGTAAAATTAAACAGTGAACACGATGATCAAGAAATTTTCTGCATATATCGAGCAGTTATGCCGCAGGCACAAGAAACTGCGCCATACAGACGAAGACCGTCATTTCGTGAACCTGAACGAGGATTCCAAGGATACCTCGCTTGCCGATGAATTGCGCTATCCAGCAGTGTTCTTCGAGACTACTGGATATAAAATCTCGGGGTCCTCGATTGACGAGATGAAGAAGACATACACCTGTCACATCGAGGCGTTTACTCATGTCAGTGATACTGCCGACTACGGGGAGGTGGAGTCTGCCTTGTCCGAAACGGAGCAGATAATAAATGATATATTTGCAAAGATAAACCTCGATAAATACAAGAGAGAACCGAAGTGGCTGCAAGGCGTTTCGCTCAATGGCATCGATGTGGTCCCATTGCAGAACGAGAAGAACGCCCTCTATGGCTGGATGGCGGAAGTTATGCTGCAGGTTCCGTTCTGTATTACGGACAATAACGCTTTTCTGAAAATTGAATGACAATGGCAAAGACATTTGAAGAACTGAACAATACGGCAGAGACGATAAGGACAAACGTCTTGCCCGAATCGAATACTGCAGGACTTGTCGGACAGATGCTGAAGGACATCGTGGAGAAGATACGTGAAGCCTTTCAGAAATCAGCAATGCTGCCCGCCCTGATATTAGGTAAAGGCAGTGTGAAGACAAACAGCGAGCGAGTCGTCATAAACTACGACAGCTACAGCAAGACCGCTGAAGGCAGCACCTATACCAAAGGGACGGAGACATTGGAATTGCCGCCGGCGACAGAGACATCGGCAGGAGTAATGACAGCTGCCGACAAGAAGAGACTCAACAGCGGGACCGGTGCGGCCGTTGCAGCATTGAACTCTACGGATATAGATGACGCATGGAACAACAACTAAATACATGGAGTTATGGCAGAGGAAAACAAATTCTTGGATAAAACCGGACTGAATTATCTTGTGAGACTCATCAAGTCACACCTTGGCAGCAAAGCGGATCTTGACGAGAGCGGAAAGATTCCATCATCATTACTTCCGAGCTATGTGGATGATGTGCTGGAGTTCCATGGCCTGGTGGATAACGTGACGCTCACGGATGTCTATTATGGCGATATGCGCCTTGTGGGGGTGGTGTTCGACAAAGCGAGGAAGGTGTTTGTGGGAAAGTATACCTATAGGTTGAAATTGTTGTATGGAGAAACCATCGTAGCTGCTGTGAACAACGATATCGCCGACCTGAATACACCTACGGAGCCTGCACCGGAGAGGGGCAAGATATATGTGGATGTGAATACGAACAAAAGTTACCGATGGAGCGGAAGCCAGATGGTGGAGATGAGCAGCGGTGGCGTGATGCTCGGTGAAACATCATCCACGGCATACGCAGGAGACAAGGGGGTACGGAACGCCATGGATATTGCTGCAATGAAGGAAGGCGACCGTCCGCTTGTGGGGCTGCTCGTTTCAAGGTTCAATCCTGCGGGAGCGGCAATTTCTCCATGGACGATAAAAAAGGCGGATGGTACGGATGGCCCGACAACTACGGCGACCGGCAATCTTACCACCACTTATGGCTATTCGGTGGATTTCTCCGGCAATTATATATGGAAGAAGACGGAAGGATACAAGGACCCTACAGCTGTGAACGGCGGAGACTGGGCATCGAAGCCGCTCCCTGCATCGGGGGTGCCGTCGGAACTTATCAGCGTGGACGGCATTACGGAAGACAGGGCTTTCACCGCAAGCTACAAGGCAAAGAAGCAGGGTCTGATATTGAAAGACGGCATTATTAAGGCGGCGGGAGATTCGGATTTTGATTCGAAGTCAATCTCCGTCAGAGTGCATTTCAGATATAAGACCGTGGCATGTTCCGCTTCGGATATTCCCACATTGCGCACGCTGGAAGAAATGCTGTCAAAGACCAACAGCAGCAAGTGGAAGCTGCAGGACGGCAGGAACGGAGTGCTTACTGGTGTCACCACATCGGAAAGCGACCATTTTGTATATGCCTATCCCTCGAAGCTCGGTGGACTGACCAAGATAACTATGAATGATGCGACACCGCTCCTGCAGGGTGGTTTCACATTGCAGAAGATGACGGTCATGGACCCGGAGACCATGAAGGAGCTGGAGTATAACGTTTATACGAGTGTGCAGAAGGGAGCATTCACGAATGCCAAGCTGGACATTGCCTGACAGAACGAAAATAGAAGAAAGGATAAAGATAATGGTAAAAGATGGATTGGCACAGGCGAACACGCTTCGCTCCAACAATATCAGCCCTTCGGGATATGGCATAGTATACGCCGACGAAATAAGCGGACACCGCACGGTGGGTACGCTTGCCGGCTTGTATGCGCTGCACGATTGGCAACTGTCGGCAAGTGGAAACAACACAGGGAATGACGCTATCGGCCAACTGTGGTATGTAGTGGATGCTGACGGCAACGGCAACGGCGAGCTGTATCAGCTGAAGGACTGGGAGAAAAGGAACAGCGCCGGAGGCTGGAAGGTCTTCACGGGCGGAGGTTCAGGCGTTTCGGGAGATGCAGACCTCAGTGAATACCAGAAGACTGCGGATGCAGATGCCAAGTATGCCACCAAGACAGAGTTGTCTGAGGGTGTCGGTGCCTGCGTGAAGAGCGAGGAACTCGGAGAACTTGACAGCAATGCCGTTGACACCCTGTGGGATGAAGCATGAAAAGGAAACTAAATTCAAACAAACAATTAATTATTCACTTTTAAAATTTTTAAATCATGGAAAAAGAAAAAATGAAGTTTATCTCCGCCGATAACCTGAAGAGATTCGGTACGAATGTAAAGAAGCTTGTAACAGACACCAAGTCAGGTCTTGAAATCAAGATCGGCACGGCACAGTCTACGGCAAACACAGCTAAGCAGGCTGCAGCAACGGCACAGGGTGCAGCCACGGATGCCAAGAACAACCCGAACGTGAAGACCATCAACGGCAAGAGCATCGTCGGCTCAGGTAACCTCACGCTGAATGATATCGGCATTGACGGTAACATCGTGGAGATTGTCACCTCCCTGCCGGACCTTGCTACGGCGAAATCGAACAAGATGTATCTTGTGCCTGTGGAGAACAGTTCGGAGGCAAACAACACATACGCCGAGTATGTGAAGATGAACAAGGAAGGCAAGGACTCATGGGAGAAGCTCGGTGAGTGGAAGGCAGAGATTACCGTGGACAGTACTCTCAGCGACTCAACCAACCCGATTCAGAACAAGGCTGTAAACACGGCTGTGAATAGTCTCAAGACGAGGCTCTCGACAGCCGAGACCAACATCGGCAACAAGGTTGACAAGGTGACGGGTAAGCAGCTCTCCACCAATGACTATACAACGGAGGAGAAGAACAAGCTTGCGGAATTAGATAATTATTCATTAAGTCTTGAAACTGGTAATGGTAATATACCAGCGTATGAACTTGTGTTGAAAAAAGGAAAGACTCCTTCTGCTCGTATTGATTTACCTATTGCAACTCCTGATGTAAGTTCAGGAGGTTCTATAAAGTTAGGTAATAAAGGACTTCTATCAAGTTCAGATAAGTTGAAGCTGGATAATTTGGCTACTACCTACGTGGCTGCAGCTGACCTCACTGAACTATCGGAGACAGAGATTGACACATTGTGGAGTCAGGCTTAACGAACAACTGCGGAGCGTGGGGTGATTCAGGTCGCCTTCATGCCCGCCTTTTTTCAACCAAACATTGATGTAATATGGATGAGATGCTAAAGATAACAAAGGATATACTATCAAAGATATTCTCAAAAATCAAGACAGATATTAAGGAAAAAGACAGATATATCATTGCTGCTGCACTGCAAGGTAAAGATATAATTTCATATAAATCTGCTTCTGTTCCTAATGCTGCTAAAAAACTAGGAACTTTACTTTATAATATGAATACTAATCACTATGGTTATTGGAATAATAAATTTGTTCAATTAACTGTAGATGATATAGTAACTGCTGTTAATACAAATGAATTATCACCTTTAAGAGCTTATTGGAAAGTCTCACCTTCATTTTGGTCAACAGTTACTCCTTTTAATGTACTTGATGGAGTTATAACAGATATATATAAAGGTGAAACCGTAGGTGGTAATACAAAGTGGATATTGATACCTTATAAGGACACAGAAACACAGACCTATTCTGCCGGTACATCATCAAAGCCACTTTATTATGGTACATATAATTATGACCCCAACCGCTATGCTGCACCATGGGAACTTTGGCTGCCGTCGAATCTTGGAAGCAGAACAGTGGTCGTGGATTGGTAGAGGACAACTTGCGGAATCATTGAAAAATCATAAGATATGAGAAAGATTGAAAGAATATTCGTGCATTGTACGGCAAGTCCGCAGACCTGGGGAGTGAAAGACCTGTGGGCGGAGTTCAAGGCAAAGAACTGGCAGGAGCCTGGCTACCATTATGTCATTACATCAGACGGCGGCATTCATCAGATGCTTTCCGTGGAAGAGGTGTCAAACGGAGTACAGGGATTTAACAGTACGGCAATAAATATTGCTTATGTCGGTGGCGTATATAGGGATGACAAGTTCGGCAAGACCGTGTGGAAGCCTATAGACAACAGGACGGAAGCGCAGAAGGCATCGCTCGTCACGTTGCTGAAGACTCTGAGGAAGACTTATCCCCATGCCAGGATAATGGGCCACCGCAGTATATGGGGAGAGAATACGCCCGACAGATGGAAGAAGAGCTGCCCCTGCTTCAATGCAGTGGAAGAGTATAAGGGAATCTGATACTTGTCGCTTATGGATAATGAAAAGAATATCTCGGCAGAGGATTTTAACGGCAGGGTTTCCGAGTGGGGCGAGAAGGTGAAACGACGTTCGCTCGGAACTCTTGTTGCCGAGACCTCAGTCTATAGCGGCAGTCTGCGCAAGCGACTTGCCTCGGCGGTTAGGAAAGGCAGGGATGACGGTGTGGCGCAAAGCGTGGCTTTCAAGTTCTTGCGCTATGGCGTGTTCGTGGCATACGGTGTGGGCAACGGATATATCCGTCAGGGCGGTGCGGTGGTGCGTGGCTCGCGCAGTCCTGGCAGGAATGTCAAGGCGGGACCTGTACGCCGCCGCCCCGTGGACTGGCTCGACAACAATATCGAGAAGAACCTGAATGATCTTGCCGACATTGCGGGCGACTACTACGGTGACGCTGCTGCGCAGCATGTGCTCAATGAGCTGGACAGAATTACGATTGTGAAGACAAAATGAAACGAGACAGGGTGTCTGACCTGTCTCGTTTCATTTTGTCTATAGTTTGTAGATCTTGCGTTCCACTTCTTCCAATGTCTTTCCTGTCAGCATCCATTTGCCTTGCTCGTTAAGCTTGATGTCTTTTTCCAGGAGTTTTGCCTTCAGTTCCTCGCTTTCTTTGTCGTTGACATCATACAATGGAATCCATTCTCCTAAATAGAACCTCATCTGCCTGTCTATCATGGCTTGGCAATATGGCTCAGGGTAACCGTATTCGAAAGCCCGTGGACATACATGATATTTGCCTGCAGCATTGTCTAACCCCATTCCTATTGCTTTGAAAAGGAATATAATCAGGAATATGGTTCCCACTACAAATGCTTGGCCAGGTGTCAGTAAATACATAATCGTCAGTGTTTTTGGTTTCCGTTGTAAAGATATGCTATTATTTTGGTATCTGCAAGTTTTTTGTTGTTTTTATAGTCCTATCCGTGTTCTTTCTTTCTGTTTAATTTTGCATGTGTTTAAATCATATTGTTTATGGCAAAGATATATAGCAGGCAGGTCAAAATATATATTGATGGGTCGGAAATAGACAATACCGTTCCTGGTATACAAAAGAAGGTTCGTGAACTTACGCGTGATATTAAAAAGATGTCGATTGGCTCTGAAGAATACAACAAGAAGGCTAAACAGATATCAGAACTCAATTCTTATCTTGCAGACCACCGCAAGGCAATTCGTGCTACATCGGAAGAAGCTAAGTCTTTGGGTTCCGTGTTGGATAAGGGCGCTGACCTTTTCAACAAATGGTATTATGCAGGATTGACGGCGTTAGGCTCCGTGTCGCGGGCTTACGACTCCATACACAAGTACATCGATGACTACGCCCAGATGGAAGAGTCGATGGCGAACGTGAGAAAATACACCGGCCAGTCCAATGAAGAAGTACACCAGATGAACGAGGACTTCAAACGGATGGACACACGCACGGCGAGGGAGCAGCTCAACGAGCTTGCCGGAGCGGCAGGACGCCTCGGTATAACCAACAAGGAGATGATTGAGGAATTCGTGGACGGTGCCGACAAGATAAACGTGGCACTTGGCGATGACCTCGGAGAGGGGGCTGTTGACAAGATAGGCAAGCTCGCACACATGTTCGGAGAGGATGATAAGAAAGGCCTGCGCGGAGCTATGCTCGCTACGGGTTCTGCCGTCAATGAGCTTGCGCAGTCTTCATCCGCCAATGCCGGATATATAGTGGACTTCACGGCAAGTCTCTCGGGCGTGGCGATACAGGCAGGCTTCTCGCAGTCGCAGATAATGGGTCTTGCATCAGCCCTCGACCAGAATATGCAGGAGGAGGCGACGGCATCCACCGTGTTCTCGCAGCTCATTACGAAGATGTATCAGGAACCGGCACGCTTTGCCGCTCTTGCAGGAAAGGACGTGAAGGACTTCACCAATCTACTGAAGAACGATGCCAATGCGGCATTGCTGCAGTTCCTCTCGGCAATGAAGGCACAGGGGGGCTTTGACAAGATGGCACCGATGTTTGAAGAGATGAAACTTGACGGAACGCGTGCCGTAGGTGTGCTCTCCTCGGTGGCTTCGCATCTCGACCAGGTGCGCGAAGCGCAGGAGATAGCAAGTGATGCCTACAATGAAGGGACGAGCGTGCTGGACGAGTTCAACGTGCAGAACAATACCGTATTGGCAGGAATGGAGAAAGCGAAGAAACGTCTGCGTGATGTAAGTGTTGAGCTCGGAGAGAGACTGATGCCTCTCGTCAATGGCGGCATCAGTGTAGGTTCCGCTGCCGTTACGGTGCTTTCTGCCATAATTTCGGTGTTCTTGAAGTTTAACACGACAATCCTCACAGCTGCAGCATTGCTTGCAGCTTATATCGTTCTGGAGAAAGCAGACGTGGCGATAAAAAAGCTGCAGGTGTTGTGGAACGAGAAGGTAATCGCAGGCTTCAACAAGCTGAAAGCCGTGATGATGGAAAACCCATGGACCGCTGCAGCAACGGCAATACTCATTGCCATTGCTGTAATTAAGGACTGGATTGACAATGTCAATGAAGCGTCGGAGGCGGAAAAGGCTCTTGCAGAAGTACACAAGGATGCCAATGCGCAGGCGGAAAGCGAGAAGGCAAACCTGATGGCACTGGTGGCCATAGCGAGAAGCAAGACAGCATCGGATGCAGAACGGAAAACAGCGATTGAGGAACTTAACAAGATAAGTCCGGAATACCTCGGATGGCTGCGTCTTGAGAATATCAACACGCAGAAGGCGACAAGTGCCATTAACGCATATACGGAATCCATCTATCTCAATGCAAGGGCAAAGGCTCTGCAGGCAAAGATAGAAGACATAGAGAAGAGGAAACTCGACGAGCAGAAGAAAGACCAGTCGCGATGGTATGACTTCTTCCAGACGGGTACGAACAGTATGCTGAACTATATAGAAAAGGGAAAGAACGCCCTGCAGACATTGGTGACGCACGGTAGTACAGGCGGATGGTTTGAGACTACAGCCCTGGAGCAACAGGGATATGCCTTCAATACGGCAGAAGCGGCAGTGATAAGATACAAAAACAATATAAACTCACTCAACAGTGAAGAGCAACAGTATGTAAAAAGTCTCCAGCAGACACAGGCAGAACTTCTGAAGCTGAAAGCCAAATATAATGCAGAGGGTGAGGAGGAACAGGTGAAACCTGGTAAATATACAGATTCGAAGAAGGCCGAAAAGGCTGCCCGGAAGCGTACTGCGGCTGCCCGAAAAGCAGAGGTGGACGCAAGAAAGAAGATGAATGCAGAACTCGACAAGATCTCTGCCGAATACGAGAACAAACGTTCCTCAACAAAGATAAAATACCTCGAAGGGGAAATTGAAACGGAGCAGGAATATAACCGCAAAATCGAGGACCTGGAGCTTGAGGAACTGAACAGGAAACTCGATGTGGCCAATCTTGAACCGAAGAAGAAAGCGGAGATTCAACAGAAAATACTTGAGTTCAAGATGCGACTCTTTGAAAAGATGAAGGAACTCGACAAAAAATATGACACCACCGAAGAGGAACGCCATAGCAACGAACTTGCCACACTGAAGGAACAGTACGACAACGACCTGGCACTGCTCGAAAATGCCTATGACAAGAAACTGATTTCCGAAGAGACATATCAGCAAAAGCTGAAAAAGCTGAAGGAGAAATATGATGCTGACACGAAGAAAGCCGACAAGGATTCTGCCGAACGTATAATCAAGAATGCAAAGGATAAGTTCGATGCCCTGCTCGATGCGCAGGAGCGGGCGAACATCAAGGCAGGCAAACTTGACGAACTGAGTCAGGAGGAGAGGGCAAGAAAGTGGAAGGACTATCTCGAGACGCTCATCGATGATATTGAACTAAACGCCGAACAGAGAAAAGAGATACAGGAGGAATTGGACAAGGCAGAAACGGACATCACAAGGAAAGGCCTTGAGGAGCGGCAAGAGCTGGAGAACAAATACAAGGATATCATCTATGATACGATTGTACAGTCCGGCCAGTTGATAGGGGAGGCAATGGGCAATTTGCTTTCCGGACAAAGCGCGGCATTTAAGGATTTCCTGAAGCAGATGCTTACACTTATGATCGATGCGGTAGAGAAAGCTATTCTCACAGCCAAAGCCGCATCTTTGGCAAAGAATATTTCCACTCTTGGTTTTGCCGGAGTTGCCAAGGCTGCAGCCGAGATAGCCTTGATAACAGCTGCTTTTGAAACAGCCAAGACTGCTGTAGGCAACTTTGCTGTAGGTGGCTTTACCTCCTCTGGTCCATGGGACAAGCCGCAGGGCATAGTTCACAGTAATGAGTTCGTGGCTAATCGTTTCGCTACTGCCAACCCGAACGTCCTGCCTGTGCTTGACCTCATTGATGCAGCGCAGCGTTCCGGAAGTGTTTCCCGACTTTCTGCAGAAGACATCGCTGCTGTGGTTCCGGTGCAGGGTGGCACGTCTGCCTCTGGCATCCGTAGGTCTGTAGATGCCGCTTCTGTAGCTTCGCCGGACAATTCCGCTTTGCTGTCAGTTCTGGCGAGAGTGGTAAGAAGCCTGAACGGTATCGACCGCAGATTCTCACAGCCTATTGTTGCAGAGACTTATGCCACAGGCAGACACGGTACCATCGAGGCGGAAAAGCTCGTGAATAAAATGAAGTCTAACGTAAAACGCAGAAGGAAATGATAAAACTGATGATTGATGGCGAGAGGGTGAACCTTGCAGCAGACCTGTCGCTGGAGTTCTACAACCGCAACCCGTTCTTCACTTCTGAGGGACAGCATACGCTCGATATAGACATATCGCTTGCCGATCCGCAGAATGCCAGGATATACAAGAGCATGCACCGTATCGATGTGGGGAGCAGACCGGAAAACCGCTCTGCTATATTGTATTATGAAAAAGGGGTTATCATCAGCGGTACGGAAGTGATCCTGGAGATAGACTCAAAGATGGTTAAGATCCAGATTGTGGCCGGCAACTCGGAGTTCAATTTCATTGCCGGCAGTGACAAGCGCCTTCACGAACTTGACCTTGGCAGCATCCCCTCGATAGACGAAGCAACGGCACTCGCCTCCATGCAAGGCTCGTATCCGCAATGGGATTATGTCTGCACTCCGGTATGTGCAAAGGTGACGTTCAGAATAAGACCGGAGAATGTGATGCACAGCGGATTCGGGACATATAACAATTCTACCATCTGCAACGAAATTGAATATGCCGAAGATGTAGCTTCCATGAGATATAAGAAAAATACACGACTCTGTCCTCAGCCTTATATTGCGGCAGTGGTCAGAAAAGTGCTGGCTGCTTTGGGATATACTTTGACCTATGATTATCTGGCATCCCATAAGGAATTATCGCGTCTGGTCATAGTGCATGCTCATGATACTTTGTATTATAACAGGATGGTAGAGAACTGGACCGTGGAGGAATTCCTTGCGCAGGTGGAAAACCTCTGTGCAGTTTGTTTTGTCGTGGACAATTTCACAAAAGAGGTGAGTATTATGAACTCTGCCGATTACTATAAAACGGCAGAGACCGAAACAATAAGATATGACAATGTGATAGGAGGTATAAACAAGCAATATGACCAGGATCCTCCGGACAATGTGGCCTATCGCAATGTTTCGTATAAATTCCCCTCAACAAATCTCTATAAATTTGCAAGTATAGACCCGGAACTGATGGACAAATTGCAGACTGTCTGGTGTATGTATGGTCATGCTTCTTATGACTGGCAGACGGAATCTCTCTATGATATATATTTGAAGATAGTCGGTGATTCCAGCTTCGAAAATAGTTCAACGACTCCACAGGCTGTGAAGGATGTTTTCAATAAGAACACAATATACAGATTCATCCCTGGGCTGATTGACGGAAACAAATATGAATACCCATTTGTACTTGCCCGTTGCGTTGACAATTATGCCTTGCTGAAGATGATCAATCAGTTCGGACCGCGTATAGATGAAAACAGCAATGATAATATGGAGCTGAATCTGGTACCGGCAGAGCAGGTGTGGTGTTTCCGTTCTAAGAATAGCACTGGCGGAGCAGACATTCTGATGTATCCTCTGCCTTTGGCCGAAAATACAGATTCAGACAATGCGTCTTCAACTGAAGACAATATACAGGGAGTTATGGATAAAATATATGACGGGGAAAAAGCGGAGTCTGTATCTGATACTATGTTCATCGCCTTCTATCTTGGAATCCGACCGGATCTTGGTGGAAAAACGGCTGTAACTCCATTGTGTGTCAACAGTCGTCTGTTGCAATATTCCGCTTCACATCTGTATACGGGCTCTCGTTTCTGGGAAAATCAGAAACTGTATTACATAGACATCGACGGAAATTTCGACCTCTCTCTCAACGGGGCGGACGGTATGTATAATACATATTGGAAAAACCAACTTGATGTAGATTTCTCAGAAGTGTACGTCGTAAAATTCCGGAGCGTCCAACTGAGAGATGCCCGTCGCATCTTCAATATATGCAACCGCAAGTTCTATTGCCAGCAGCTGAAATATGAAGTTGTCAACGGGCAGCTCTCTGATATTATCGAAGGTTCCTTTTATCCTGTGGTTTAGAAATCATCGTCATAGTCGAGGAGCGACTTGTTGGCCTTCATGTCGCTCTTCGACACGTAGATGTTTGTAATCTCGATGCTCGAATGTCGTGCCTGGTCTCTTACCGAAACCGTATCCACATTCTTCCGCAGCATATTCGTTATTCCGGTATCCTTCAGCGAATAGAACTTATAGCGCGCAGAGAACCCCAGTTGCTTCCGCACCACTCTTGCCCAATAGTCCCTGAAGCATTTCTCGCTTCTGTACTCCTCGCCTGGTCTGAAATCGCGGCTGAACAGATAATGGCTGCCGGGATGGTCGAACACGTGCAGCTCTATCATCAGCTTCAGTATTTTCTTCGGTACTGTCACCACGGCGTCATTGTGGTTCTTCGCATTCTCGCCCCACACCCTTATAGTCTGCTTCCTTATGTTTATATCCTCAATCTTTATGCAGGACATCTCGTGAGGGCGCAGGAACGTATAATATAATATGTACGTGGCGAGCAGGAAATATTTGTTATGCTCCAGTAGAAAATCCTTCATCCGCAGAAGGTCTGTCTCGGAGAGCGAGTCGCGGTTCTTGTTCAGATGCTTGTGTACCAATGATACAACGCCCTCTGTAGGGTCTTTGCTTACGAAAGACCGGGCAAGCAGAAACTTGGAAAAGGTCTTCAGCCAGGACAGATAGTTGTTCCTGGTCTGGAGAGAAACATTCCTGTCTACAAACACATAATCAAGAAACTTGCCGACAATGCGCCGATTGAACTGGTAGCTATAATGCACGTTCTTGTCGGCAATCCATTCCTTCAGAACTTTCATATAGCTTGTGTAGCTCGCTATCGTTTCGGGACGCAACCCTTTCTCCTTTGCCATCTTGTCGATGAAGTTCTCGTATCGGTAGCATACCTCTTCCCATGATGTATATTCCGACGGATTCTCCGCTTCAATCCATGGGTTCCAACCATCGAGCAACTTTTCTGTAAGTCGCTGACACATTTGCTTTCCCTTCAGTTTCTGCAGGCGTTTGCTCTTGATTCTGTCGAGCATGAATTTCTTTTTCCTCATCTTTCCTGTTTCAGGGCAGAACGCAGTGAACGAAACATAGCACTCCTTGGCCTGATGAAAGACCGGTGGTGTCCAGCCCTTCAACTCGTTGAATTCAGATTCTTTTGGATACAT